CTGGACGAGAAGGAATTAGAAGAATTAGAAGGCACAGAAGAACTTATTGACTGGGTTCGTATTGACTACGTGTCAGAATCAGCAGAAATGGGTGGCGTGAATGAGAATCCGGAAACAGATTACGAAGGTTCAATGGACTATGAACTATCAGGTGATGACGGAGAAGTAGCTCACGGCACAATACACTACAAAGCAATCAACGGTGTGGTTGATCCAAAATCGCTGGAAGGTAGTTATGAATATGATGGTAATCATAAAGTTGACGATGAGTACGCAAATCAAATGATTCAACCAGGCGGTGAGGAACACGAAGAAGCACTGAAAGCCGCTCAAGAAGATTATGAGTATGAAGCAGGACGTATGAAATCAAAATTTGGCATGGAAAATCAAGACGATAAAGAGTTAAGCAACAAAGAAAACACTGTGGAAGACTTTGTGAAAAGTTTCTTCGACTACACATCAAACCAATTTCCTAAAGGTGAAACAGCAGTATTAACGTCAGTAGAAAAGAAATTCGGCGACAATGCTGTGGCAACTGCACAGGAAACAATCCAAAACTTAATGGCAAATAAAGATCCCGAAATTGCCAAAATCAAAAAACTAGCAGGCATTCAATAAAAAACTTTACCATTATCGGTTGACTAAATAGTAATATTAGTATATTATTTGACTTAATGTTATTTGTATATACTAATATTTTAAAGGCACATAACATAATAAAAAACAGGCATAATAAAGGAGGCTTAAGATTATGGCAACACTACAAGAGATAAGAGCAAAACTGAAAGAACAAGAAGTTAAATCAGGTAGCTCTAACACAAGAACAGGCGGAGACAACGCCATTTACCCATTTTGGAATCTAAAAGAAGGAGAGCAGGCAACTGTTCGTTTCTTGCCAGATGGCGATAAAGAAAACACTTTTTTCTGGAAAGAAAGGTTAATGATCAAATTACCTTTCGCAGGAATCAAAGGTGAAACAGATTCAAGACCAGTGCAAGTACAAGTTCCATGTATGGAAATGTACGGCGAGTCTTGTTCAATCTTATCCGAAGTAAGAGGATGGTTCAAAGATCCTAAATTAGAAGATTTAGGAAGAAAATATTGGAAGAAAAGAAGTTATATTTTCCAAGGTTTTGTAAAAGACGATCCAATCGGAGAAGAATCAACTCCAACGAATCCAATTAGAAGATTCATAATTGGTCCACAAATATTCCAAATAATTAAAGGAGCATTAATGGATCCAGATATGGAAGATCTTCCAACTGATTCAACAAGTGGTGTTGATTTTAGAATTATCAAAACATCCAAAGGTGGATATGCTGATTATTCAACATCATCATGGTCTAGAAAATCAAGACCTTTAGCAGAAGATGAAAACAAAGCGATTGAGAATAATACACTTTTCAATCTTAATGATTTCCTTCCAAAAAAACCTAGCGAAGTTGAAGTTAAGGTTATGAAGGAGATGTTTGAAGCATCTGTTGACGGTGAAGCATATGATCAAGATAAATTTGGTCAATACTTTAGACCCGCAGGCTTGTCATCAAGAACAGGTGATCCAATAACTCCGAAAGCAGAAACTCCAGCACCAGCGGCTGAAGTGAAAGCAGAACCGGTTGTTGAAACACCGCAAGAAGCACCAAAGCCAACTGCTGAATCAAGCGGAAAAGCAGAGGACATCTTAGCAATGATAAGAGCAAGACAACAAAAATAATAAAGTATATTGTTGGGGAGGCAACTCCCCACACAACTTGAAGGTAAAAAATTATGGTGAAAGCATTTGACGTTTCTAAGTTTCGTAAAAACTTAACTAAATCAATCACAGGCATGAGTAGTGGATTTAACGATCCTACTGATTGGATTAGTACAGGTAACTATGCCTTAAATTATCTTATTAGTGGTGACTTCAACAAAGGTGTTCCGCTAGGTAAGGTTACTGTGTTTGCAGGAGAATCTGGTGCAGGTAAAAGTTACATCTGTGCAGGTAACATTGTAAAAGCGGCACAAGACCAAGGCATCTTTGTGGTATTAATTGACTCAGAGAACGCACTTGACGAGAGTTGGCTTAAAGCTCTACAAGTTGACACAGCAGAAGATAAACTTCTTAAACTAAACATGTCAATGATTGACGATGTTGCTAAAACTATTAGCACGTTCATGATTGACTACAAAACAATGCCAGACGAAGAACGTCCTAAGATTTTGTTTGTGATTGACTCACTTGGTATGCTATTGACGCCTACTGATGTTGATCAGTTTAACAAGGGTGACATGAAAGGTGATATGGGTCGTAAACCTAAAGCACTTACATCGTTGGTTAGAAATACTGTTAACATGATTGGTAGTTGTAACGTAGGATTAGTTTGTACTAATCACACATATGCATCACAAGATATGTTTGATCCAGATGATAAGATATCAGGTGGACAAGGCTTTATCTATGCATCATCTATTGTAGTAGCAATGAAAAAATTGAAACTAAAAGAAGATGAAGACGGTAACAAGATATCAGAAGTACGTGGTATTAGAGCAGGTTGTAAAGTAATGAAAACACGTTACGCAAAACCGTTTGAGGCTGTACAAGTTAAGATTCCATATGAAACTGGAATGAATCCTTACTCAGGACTTGTTGATCTTTTTGAGAAAAAAGGCTTGCTTGTTAAAGACGGAAACAGACTAAAATATATTGATTCTAAAGGAGTAGAAAGCAAAGAATATCGTAAGGTATGGGAAAGTGGTGGAGAACCATTAGACAACATTATGAAAGAGTTTTCAGATGGTTCTAATTCTATAGAAGAAATTAAAGAAACAAACACTAGCACAGAAGAGGAATAAGACATGGAAGGAAGTCAATTAGTTGAAATTTGGCAATTTTTTAAAGAATACCTCGACAGGAAACAACCTGTTAAGGTAATTGCTGAAAAATTTGTAGATATAATGGCAGACTATGGTATTGGAGACGAAGAGTTTCGCGAGGCTTTGGGTGCAGATGATGATCTTGATAAAGCAATTCAATACTATTTGGATTCTGAATCTGAGGACGAGGACTTTTAATGGCTGGTTGGTATCAGAAAATAGCAAGAGATATTGGTGTTATTCCTGATGCCATCAGACACTATGAAGACGAACTGGAAGTAGCAAAGTCAGAAATTAGAATCAGAGGTAATCTTGAAAAAACATCAGCAGAAATGCCTGGTATTGTTGAACAAAGATTTAATCAATTACAAGAAATAGAAGCAGTCTTACAGTATATGAATATCGAACTACGTAGATTGCGTTCGTCACATTTTAAAAAATATCTAGAAAACTATCAGAGAGCATTGTCCAGCAGAGATGTTGAAAAATATGTAGACGGTGAATCAGATGTGGTTGATTATGAAAAAATAATTAACGAATTTGCACTGTTGAGAAACAAGTGGCTAGGTATTACCAAAGGACTCGATCAAAAACAATGGCAAATAACCAATATTGTTAAGTTAAGAGTGGCTGGCATGGAAGACGCTTCCATATAACACATTACCAAAACACATTCCAATAAATATTCAAAATGAACTTGGATATTCCATCATACATCATCACAATGCAAGGCAATCAAACAAGTGAATTGCTATCTCAACAATGTTTTGATTCTGCCAAAAAATTTAGTATAGAACCAAAAATTTTCCCTGCAATTCATGGCAAACAAATAGACATTGAATGGGGAAAACACAATTTGAAAGATTTTAAATTTAATCAAAGAATAAAAAAATTAAGTTTGGGCATGAAAGGGTGTACGTTATCACATTTTTTATTATGGAAAAAAAGTATAGAAATAAACAAACCTATACTGATACTCGAGCACGATGCATTAATAATCAGACCCATTCCTCACAGCATTGTTGCTAAATTTGACGAAGTGTGCAATCTTGATAGACTGAGTAGATTAACTACAGACTATGACAACAAAGTTCAAGAACATCGTGGAGAAGGTGTAACTGTGTTCATGAAATCAAGACCAATGGCATCAGGATTAGAACTGTATAATAAAACACACATCAAAGGTGCTCATGGTTATATTGTTAAACCACGAGGTGCTCAGAGACTAGTGGATTGGGTATGGGCCTCTGGTGCATTGGCGTCAGATGTTTCCATCAACAGCATAAGTTGTGTGTTAACTTATTCAGATACCAGTTATTGTCGAATAAATCCGCAGTTCTGGAACTCAAAACGAATGAAGGGCACCAATTCTTTTACCAGACCTAATAAACAAGATAAAAAATTAATGAGAGAGGCTAATAATGGAATTTGACAAACTACACATTGGCGGAGACTTACCTATTAAAAAATCTCATGTGATATTCTTCAGTTGTGATCCTGCATACTGGGCAGAACATGGACAATACTTGGCAAGAAGTACACTGTCTTTAAACAAAAAGAATCTTATCCATGTACATGTGCATATGATCTACGAACACAATCAAACACACAACTTAGAAAATTTAATCCAAGACGAAAATATAACATACACCTATGAAACTCACAGCGAAGGATTTTATGATCAGTTTCAATTAGCAAAGGATCACCCAAAGTTTAGTAGAGGACCAGAGATATGTAACACAAAATCAGACGATGAACTAAAAAGAAAAATATATCTATCCAGTGCTAGATTTTTTTATTTTGATAGATTTTTTGAAAAATTCCAACATGTTGTTCAACTGGATTCGGATGGTATTGCTAGAGAACGAATTCCTTTACACGAATTCAAACTGATTTCAACATGGCCCGCGGCAATGCGTAAACCCAAAGATCCGAATGTGTATATTGCTAGTTGCGTGACGCCCGGAATAGGCGAACCTGGCGATAAATTTAAAAAAGAATTATCACAAAACATGATTGAAGCATTTAAAAAACCAATTTATTGGTTTGTGGATCAACATGTATTGAAGGAATTGTTAGATGCAAGAGAGTTTGTGTCTATACCGTACAAATGGAACAGTTGGGGACTTAAATCTGGTGGAGAAATATTCAGCACAGCAAAAGGCAATAAGAAATATGGATTTAGATACAAAGCATTAAAATATGCATGGTTCGATGACAAAGACAAATTGAAATTTCATAAAAATATGTCGGACAAAATACAACTGGAAAAGATGCAACAAAAAATGGCAAAGAAAAATAGAAAAAATGACAAATCCTAAAGGATACATTATACATTTAAAAAATCATCAAAAATCTGTTGAATGGAGTAATCATGCACTTACAACAGGACAAAAATTTGGATGGAAACTAGAACTGTATGATGGTGTTGATGGCACAAAAGAAAAGTTAGAAGACTACAAAGTAAAAATTTACCCACACAACAAAAAATGTGTTAGACTGTTATCGAGACCCGGAACACAAGGATGTTTTCTCAGTCAATACAAATTATGGAAAAAATGTTTTAAAGAAAATAAGGAAATTTGTGTATTTGAACATGATGTTGTGTTTAAAAAACCTTTCAGCATTGAGCAAGAATTTTCAGACATTTTAAAGTTTGAAGGATTTCAACCTGCTAAACCGATGCCTGTAGGACAATGGTGGGAAGGTGCTAGAGCATACTGTTTGAAGCCTTCTGGTGCTAAAAAACTGTTAGATTTTGTTAAGCACAAAGGAGCCATGCCAGCAGATTGGTGTATCAACAATGGCATATTGGATGTTAAGTTTGATTTAAATAACAAAGTTACATTTGATTCAAAAAAATTTAGTTTCACAAAGGATTTAAAATGAAAAGGTTAGTATTTCAAGTAAGTGTAGGTAACCCTAGCAAGTTGTACACCACTTGTATCAACAGTGTGGCAGAATATTGTAAAAAATATTCAATAGATCACATAGTGTTAACGGAACCAAAACTAAAAATAAGACCAGATCCTTCAAGAACAGGTAGAAGTTTACAAGCAGTGGAAAAATTAGGTTACATGCCTATTTACGAGAAAGAAAATGCTTTTGAATACTTTGATAGATATGATCAAATTGCAATAGTAGACAGCGACATATACATAAAACCAACAGCACCTGATATATTTTTAGACTTAACACAAGAATATGACTTTGGTGGTGTTGCCGAAAGAGAATTACCGTTGACACCTAAATATAAAAACAAAATTACCAAATACTCACGCAGTGCTTTCACCAATCTAAAAGACGTTGATTGGCATTGGAATCACTTAGGTGCTGAATTTTACAACATGGGACTGATGGTGATGAACAAATCGTTTGCCAAATACCTTAAAGGTCAAACACCTAAAGAATTTATTACTAGACCAGAATTTAAAGATTTTGTTGATGGTGTTGGTTTTTACAAATGGAGCACAGACCAAATGTTATTAAACTGGTTTGTAAAAAAAGAAAAAATGAAATGTAAAAACATGGACTGGCG